GTCCATCAGAGCCACGCCCCCCCACTCGGTAAAGCAACCGAGATTTCGGACGTGGAGTTTCACTCAGATGTGATCTTCGTTGTCTTTTCTATTAGATAATTAGATTTCTAATAGTTGAGAGACCATTTCACTGAAACTGGGTTCGTGACTCCTAATACTATAATATGTAGTTAAAAGGGAAATCCAAGGATAACCCGAATTAACCACATTAAAATAGTACCCGCAATCAAAGTTGACATTCTTGAAAAGATAGATGTTACGACTGGTTGAAATATTGGATTAACAGTCGGGGTGATAAACCCCGAGATTGTCGAAGTTAACACATTCCAAGACACTGATAAAGTGTGTTGGAAATGAGTTAAACTCCAGGTCCAAAGAGAGGATACTACTCCTCCTACTAAAGCAAGTGGATAACCAATTGCTTGTGGGAGTTTTGTAAGAACCAAGTTATAGACATAACTTGATCCTCCTCCAATATTATCAATCATTAGTATCATCTCCTTTATCACTACCGTGGATGGAAGACTAACTGGATCAGTTAATAACACTCCTATAAAATCACTAAAACCGAGACGTTTACTACCCAAAAGTAGCTTGCGATCGCGGTTATCGTAGATATTATATCAGTGTTCTGAAACAGTAGTACGGCCATATCATTCCAATGGTTAAATATAACCATTAGAGACCAACCAGAACAGAGTAGTATCAAATACCCTGTAAAGGTTGCCAGGTCGGAAAGTGAAAGAGGGATCCAAGAATGGTAACTGCTTAATCCTGCGGAAACACTCAAACCGTGTAAACTATACACTATGAGTCCCAGGAAGGTTACCCCTCCAAGAATCCATAGCTGAAGACCAATGTAGAATCGAATGATTCTCCATAGGAATTTCCAAGACCAATAAGGACTAGAAATTCTACTACTTAAACCAAGTCCATTCACATAATGAGAATGAAATTGAGTTAAGTTAGTCACGTTAAACACACGACTGAAATGTCTAAGGTAAGAAATAAGTTTTAAAAGAATAAACTTCATTTAAAATATTTATATTCTTAGTAGGTCACGTGATTGTACTATATTATCCTTATGAGATAAAACCTTTAACCATCGATTCCATCTTCGAATTGTTGGAGTGTTTTCCGATATATTAGCGAAGAGCTGATTATCAGGAACACTTCTAACAGGTTTCATAATGGAATCAAGGTTTATATTCGACCATTCATGTTGGACTCTAAATAAAGTCCTAATTGAACGGATAATTCGAATATCTGAAAAGGTACCAGGGTTCTCGAACGGTGGCAGATCCCAATAGGGCATTGAAACATGATAATTATGGACTCCTAAATCCTCTCTAATTAGTCTTAACAGACTGATTAAAGACCAGAGTTTCCTTAAGGTTTTACGAACGTAATCCCCTAAAGAATCTAGTTGGATTTGGTTTTCCATAGCTACCTGTTTTCCGTGGAAAGCGGGAAAGGTCATGAGATGTTTTGAAGCATCCCACTGAACTAACCCCCAATACGCGTCTGCAATTTGCCGTTCAAGATTTGAACTTTCTTTCATAAGCAATTTGATTACAATTCGATGTAAATGAATTCTTATTCGAGGTGATGGATCAAGAAAACCTCCTACAAAGGAGAATAATCTTTGTAATCCATCAATATCTCGAGGTAAGGTCATTACAGTTCGAATTACTTTCATCTGTTTTGAATTCTTGTTCAAACTAACCTGATACCCATATCCAAGAAATCTTAACCATCTTGAACTATTAAGCTTGTATTTTCTTAATAATTCTAGAGCTTGAGATGTACTAGTATGAGCAGCAACCGCTTCCTTCAAGGGAGCCGGACTAACGTCCGTCCCTTTGAATAAGGTTCGTTTTGCAAACTCTAATCCTAGTCCTTTCGGTGAAATAACGGATTTTGCAATCCCAATTTCAACTCCCAATGAGGTCATGATTTCATGGTACTTTTCAGCAACTAGTTTGTTCCAGATCACGATATCGTCTCCCAGGACTGCATAGTCCCGAAAGAGAGTAGCGTGAGATGTTACACTAGTTGACCAGGCCGCCATCTGCACAATAAAATGATGTGTTAGGGCTAACATTGCCCAACTAGAATAGGCTCCCATAGGTTGACCCACGGCATAACGTACATATCCTATACCACCTGGTAAAGTGATATATGGATATTGTTTTGTTAGATGCGAGATCTGATAGTCTCGATCTACTAGTAACGTTGCCCAGGCTTCAGAAAACTCACGTCCAAATACAACGGACAATAAAGTTTTCTGAATAGCTATAGGAAGTCTATCTGTTGCTGCAGTTAGATCGTAGGAATAGATAGGAGCCTCACCAAAAGGAACCCTAGATAAAGGTGCCAATTGGTTGAAAGTTCCATCCATGGGATGAGACCTCAAAATGGTAAATAACCATTTATGTAAAGGTCTCAAAGCCCATTGAGTCCAAGGATCTACCATAGCAAACACTCTCATTTTACCTGCCGCTTCTTCTTTTATCGCTAACTTACCTAGGTAAGAAGAATGATAACCTGCCATCCCATCCTCTCTCATGTGCTCACTCAGATAAATCTCGGTCTTCTGGAAAAGATCCAGCAAAGATTGAGATTTATTGAAATTGAGCACATATCTAAGAGACGCGTACAGTGAAGTGTTTTTGGGTTCTAAGAACGCAGAAACACCCCTTAATAGGGATCGGAAACTTGAAGAAAATTCAGAGGTTCCCATCACTGTAGGTGCGCTTGTTAAAATTGGAAAGGGAATAGATTCTTTCAATATTGAATCATGTTGTTTTATGAAAAGCTTCATAAATCTACTTGCTTCTTTATCATAATTGGGAACTATCTTATCAGAGGAATTAATTATAGTAGAGAATTTTACAATTCCCTCATACTTAATATCCCTATAGATAGAACACATTGTGGTCCAGAATCTAATCACAACAGGATCCCCAGATCGAATATTAATTCGATGGGGAATAGGAATGAAAGACGGCAATCCAGTTTTGCATCTTCGGACTTTAGGTCCTAAAGATGCAGCATCTGGAAGTTTGTGTCCGGCGATAACTTGCTGTATATACACTCCGGATACCTTTAAGTATTTTACTACTCCAGGTAATCCTTGGTGTTTATGCAACTTGTTAATAAATCTCAGGTAATTGTGTACAATGGTTACCCAGTTCCGGTTAGGTCTCCCACCGAGGAGATACAACTGCCGAAGCAGATGTACCAACATCGGTCGCCCTTCTTTTCGGAAGAGCGCGGCAGTCAACTGAATTACACCCAATCGTGATTTTGATATTTTAAAGTATCGAATCATATTGGTTAGTATAGGTTTAAGATAACCGTGAACTATGTAATCTTATTGACACTCGGTTTCCCCTAATGGGGGCCGCAGCCACTCGTATACGAGCAGGAGATTAGCCTGTTTGGGTTATTAACGACATGCTCCGTTAGGAACCTTCGCTAACGCCCATTCTACTAACTACCTTCTCGTCTCTACCTATCTTCAAGGAGGGACTATGCTACTCCCTCTGCATGAAATAGGAATTCCTTTATTATCAGAATTCCCTTGAAGACGTCAATAGTGTTCATTCAAAGTGCACGACTAAATCCATTACATCCAGGAAATTTTCATTCCTTTATCTATTTGGTTTTTTGTAATCTGAGAATACATTATTCCAGTCGTAACAGACGGCTTTGTGTTTATTTCCGGAGCGTTGGTTTGTAACCATCAAACCGAAATATCACTCAGTCGCTACCCCTTGCGGTTGGCCCTGGGCGATTCTTTCACTGCATGTGCGGAATGTTATTTAATTCCGTCCTTGCATCTTTGATAACTTTTACTGCTGTTGCACCTTCAAGGTTGCAACAACCTAGCTCTCAATAATATGAGATACTAGTTATATTAGAGTTGAGGAGATAACTTCATAGAAGTATACACCTTAAGGTTTCTCAAAATTAGATTATATTACCGGAAACGGTAATATTCAGATGTTGTGATTTTTCACCTGATCCAGTTTGAGGATTAGTACAACTTTTAAAAGGTTTGTACTGTTTTGAGCTCACAAGGCTCA